CTGCTAGATTTGCCGGTATAAGTGCCGGTATAGCTCTTATATCAATGATATCTAATACTAATCTATTTAATATCTTTGAAAATGAAACTCAAGATAGAATATTGCGAATTAAGGATGATATTCTAAAGCATGGGGATAAGGAACAGGGAACATTTGGCTTGTTATCAGAATTTTCAGGACCAACTCTTGGGCATATTAAGTATGGATTGATCGCATCTGGGATTATAGACGTAGATGATAGCACTTTAAATAAAATCCTTTTTGGCAATGTAGATTTCTCAGATCCGAAAGATGAACGAGCAAATAGATATGAAGCATATCAATGGTCTACATTCTGGGGAACTACAAAGAATAAGATAATGCCATCTCTTCAGAATGGCAGAGGAAGAGATCTCATTACCCATTATCTTAAGTTGTATCCATCTAGCTGGACAAAGGCAGGACACGAAAGTATTTTTGGGAAGAAAGCTAAGAAGGCTAAATCAAGCAAACACGATCAGACAGTGTTACAATCATTAGCCCTCTTAGAACAACTTAGCAAATAGTTAAGCTGTCGTTCTTCCTTTATCGATCACAGTATCTAAATAATGAGATAAATGTTGAGATAGATCAACGAGCGCTTCAATAGACTCTTGATCATCCTTGCATTTACTAATATTATCTAAGTGTTGTTTTATAATCTGAATTAATCCTTCTTTCATTCTAGTCCCATTCTCTTAGATACTTTTGATACTCTATCTTGCAGATTAGATAGCCTATTCTCTACTATTAAAAGCCTTTCACTAATAGAAGCTAATTCATTTCCTATGAAGTCAACATTCTTTTTAGTTTGCTTTTTTTCTTTTGTTGCTACTTCGCTTGTCATTATTCATTTCCTTTATTTCAAATAATCCACACTTACTGCAATATGGTACACTTTTTATATACACTATTGCAACCTTATCGCAATCTATACAGTGATCAGGAAGTGGCATTAGCCGTATCCTCTTCTATCTGTAATAGATCGCAAAATACCAGAAATGGTATTGCTATCCATGCTTCTTTGTGATTCTTTTTAAAGACTACTGCAGGAGCTGTACAATCAGGCCTATTAGCCTCACATTGCTCTATAGCCCTCCACATCTGTAGTCTTTCTACATTCTTACATTCAAAGCTGTAAGGTAAGCGTTCCCTAGCTGCAGGAGATAGTACAATATCTTCACCAGTCATTCCCATGGTCTGGCTCTTTATATCATCATCCTTTAAGCTATTACAATATACTTCTCTAAGCATATCTCTTACATAGTTCTGTAAGCGCCTACCCTTAGCCTTACTACTCCTAGCGTTCTTCGCCATAACATGCCTCCCTAAACTTAGGTTCGCTAAAAGACTTATTGTCAGCCGACATTATGATGTATAAGTCCGATATCAGGGGGTCCTTGTATATCATCGACCCTTCTTGGCTTGTTCTGCGGCGTATTATCCCCGCTATCAGTTCGAAGTGTTTCTTCGTCATCTTTCTCTCCTTTTTTATAAGGTTCACCGTATCCAGTTTCTTCCCGTAAGCGTTTTAAGCTCTCTTTTATCAGATGTAAGGGTGCACCTCCACTTTTGCGAGAAACGGCCTTAGAGGCACCATTTTGGTCCAAATCCGATGCCATAGTGTCATTAAACTCATCAGCAGTGGTTCTTTCCCACTCCATTGTAGTTATTTTCTCACAATGCTTACATCTTATTAGAATGGTGCGTCTGTGGTCTCTATTTCTAGACATAGTACTAGTTCCTCCTTTCCGTATTGCGTTATCACTCTAAAGATCTCCCCATCATATACTAGCCCATCTAGGTCAACTATACCTTTAAACATAGGTATAGAATCATCTGGTGGTTGAGTCTTATCGTATTCTGAGTTCTTCTGGAAGTGTGATTGGGTTCTCACGTAGGCTCTCCAACTTCTCTGTCCTGTTCTTTGAGCCTAGCTCTCTCTTCGCGCATTTCAGACACAATATCATCAGGTGATAACCTGTCTCCCAGAATGCGTCCGGTACTTGTATGAATGCCTCCGCCCTCACTTTCGATACGATTCCACACATGGTGCATCGATGGATGACTTTCTTTCCTATGTACTTTATCATCTTCTATCATTCCCCATAAAAGTGTCAAGTATACTATACAGTCTGTGATTCGACCTGTCACATTCTCTCTTTGTGACTTATGTCCATTAATATAAGCAGCTATTCCATCAACATGCTTAAGCATATAGGTCATAAGTACCTTTTTTCTATCTACATCTAGAAGGTTGCTTACTCTATCAAAGTTAGCAAATACATTATCTGTATCATGTGCATACTCTTTTTGTCCAGCATCCCTCATACGTCTCACTTCATTTATGATATCTTCTGTAATATCATTCATTGTTGAGTTCTTCATCTCTTATTATCTTTACGTTATCAACCCTTAGCCATAAGTCTATATGTTCACGCTCTCTATTAGCTTCACACTTTAGACGTAATACTTCAAGCATCCCTTTATTCTCTCTAGAAGTGCGAGGGATAAGTGATAGTATCTTGTTTGCATTATAAGCAGTCCTAAAAGAACCCTTAGAAGAAGTGATATTAAGTCCTTCTCTCATGGATGTCTTATTGATTTCACTTACTGCAAAGATTATAAGGTTGTGTTTAACTGCCAATTCCATCATAGCTTGAGATGCCTCTTCGACCTGCATATTAGGATCTCGTAGGTTGCTATGAAAGAGACCCATATGATCTATAACTACTACTCTAGGCTTCACAGGAAGCGTCATAATAGCTTTCTCCAGGTCTCTAGCTGGCATAGCTGAAAAGTTTACCATAAGCCACTGAAAGTGCCTATCCTGGCCATTTTGCAGGCTACTATAGTGCATCTTCAGTTCTTCTTGGCTCCAGCCATTCTCTATCATTACAAACCTACTCCATATCTGTCTTGGAGACATCTCCATTTCTAGAAAATAGGTAGGTACTTTAAAGGAGCACATCCAGTTCTGTAAGAGCATGGTTTTCATGGACTTAGGTGGTGCCTGTAGTATAACTACTTCACCTGGATATACTGGAAAGTCTTCTCCATATAGTTTGCCTATATTGAGTGGAGTAACATCAGACTTATAAAACTCTATAAGATTGTTCTCCATAGCTACAGAATCCATCATAGACTGGCTCTTTTTGTTACGGTATAACCTGCAAGTATTTCTACAGTGTTCATCCATAACAGCATCAGAGCAGCCATATCTATAGCCTTCTCCATTATGGCCTTCATAGCAGTTAGTTATAATAGTGTCTACTTCCTTTTTAGGAAACTCTGCACCTTGTCTGCTAATTCTTTGTCTCCATCCTTCCATGATATGTCTTACCATATCTTCTGGATATCTCCACCTAAACCAAGAACCTAGTCTAAGTGCTGTACTATGCCTCTTTCCCATTGGCACAGATTCTAGCATACTACTTATACAAGGGTATAAAGAAGGGTCGGGTGACCTGCCTTGAGATATTATCTCCACAGCTTTACCTTTTTTCTTTTTCTCTTTTATAAGTGCGTCAAAGATTGGCAGCCCTTCAAGTACTCCATCTTCTAGCTCACGAGGCTTGCTTGCATAGCTCATAATATCATCTATTTTAGCTTCAAGCATACCGTTCATGAGTTGTACTTTATAGCATCCACTCTTGGTATTCTTTGTGTTGGGTATTCTTATAAGTCTTAGCTTATCTGTTACTGCTGGATCAGCAAACTCAAAGATACCCTCTTTATTTAGTGCTTCTTTGACCTTTATATGAAGATTCTTATGAGGTTTGTATGTGAAAGATGAGCTGGGTATATGGAAATGAAAACCTGTACCACTAAAGAATGTTTTAAAGGGTATACCCTGATCTCCTAGTAGTGTTTTTAAGCCTATGGCCTTATGTTGAGCTTCTTCTGGTGTAGCACCATCTACATCCAGTATAAACTCTTCAGGTATATATATCTTTCCATCATAACCAGCTAACTTCTTGTTCTTTGCAAAATAGTCTTTTATATCTTCATCATACTCATAGAGTGACATATAAGTATCACTATCCATGTTCATCCATCTATCTAGATTGGATGAGTCCTCAAAGTAATGTCTTCTTCCTAGGCCAAATGCAAACTCTCTAATCATATTGTCTCCTTAAAAGAAATCGAATAGTGCTCTGGCTAAATCTTTTACAGCTATTTTAGGTATATAAATAGGAGTATTCTTATCATCTCCTGTAATAGCTATACCACTAGAAGTGCTAGATATAGCAAAGTAATGCTTATCTTCATCTGGTATAAGCTTATATTGCTGAGTTTCTATACCATTATCCTTCTTTTCACCTTCTATCTCTGCTACAGTCTCAGCTCCATAGTTGGATAACATCTTTACTGTAGCTTTCTTTTGTGCTGTTCTAGAGACTGCTTTACCTTCATTGCAAATGTGTATTAAGTCTGTGTTATCAAAGAGTTTATACTTACCCTTTATAACTTTCCAATGCAATCCATCAGTGCCACAACCTCTCTTACATGTTACTTGTTCCATATTCTCTCCTTAACCTAGTATGAGTATTAGTAAAGCCATTATAGCCTTATCCAAAACCCATAAGATTATCAGTAGTGTTAACTTTGTATCTTTAGACAGCTTCATAGTTTTGGGGAAGACCCATGCTTGAGGGTAGCTAGCCAAATTACTGCTCTTAACCTCTTAACGAATGTAGGGTTTTAGCCGTCGAACTTCCCCATAACTTCCGGAGATCACCCCTAGAAGGGGATATCTGCTGTCTCTGTAGTAGTAGCTGTAGTACCATTAGTAGACGGTGTAGTATGGGTATTATCCTTTACATAATCTACATAATACTGTTCTGCTCTACTCTTCCAGTATTCAACATCTGCTTCATTGAACTCCTCAATAATGTTCTTAAAGGTAGTAGGAGCTACTTGTTTAAGTGCTCTAGAATACTCACCTTCTTTATAGAAGTATATATTAAGTTCATGGCCTTTAAGGTTCTTAGCATCATCATCAATCTTGACAACAATGTTTTCATCTGGACCATCTAAGCCATCTGTAATACCGGCATTAGCAAAACGAAAGATTTGTCCTATAGCGAACTCTTCCCCGTCTTTATTCTTTTTCTCATATACTCGCATAGTGAAGTTTTCTGGATATCCAGAGAACCATACATCTAGGAACTTTTTAGCTTCCCATTCACCATACTTAGCATCTGAAATGGTAAGTGTATGCCAACCTGTTGCGAAATTGGAACCACCACCTTTTCTAACTGTTAGTGTTCTCATTTAGTCTCCTTTATGAGTGTTTGCAAACTGAAGGTCTTGCCCGAACCAGGAGCACCTATGATGAGTATCTTTACCCCATCAAAGCCCTTTTTATTGGCAGCATCAATGACTAGTTGATAGTCTTGATCTATTTCTGGTTCTAGTAAACCTGTTCTATCTTTAGCATGATCATACTTTTCACTATGAGCAGTTACCCACTTATAATGTCTGCCATCATCATCCAATACAGTCTTAGTATAAAAGACAAAGTCAAACCATTTGGCTGTATCATCTTTACTACTACCATCTATGTATGGAATGACTTTATTAACATCATCCATAGTCTGTACCTTAGAGTGACAATTACATATAATCACACCTGGTATTTTACTTATAAAGTCCAGTGCTGAGTCCAACTTATTCTTAAGCTGTCCCCAACCTTGTAACTTCATCTTACCATCCTTATCGGATAGTTGTCTCATGTACTTCTTGGATAGCTCTGAGAATGTATCCAATACTAAGGCGTCTACTTGAGTACCGTTCCTAGGTACTACAATAGACCGTTTTTCCTCTATTTCTAGAGAACCAACCTTTACCTTTTCTTTGACAGTTTCTTGCTTATAAAGCTTGCCTATAGTATCTTGAAACTGATCCCAAGTACCAGGTTGTAAAACTGGAAAGCCAAACTGTTTATGGATATATTCTTTAGATCCGAGAGTCTGAGACCCATGTTCTAAGTCGAACATAAGGGTTTTCATGCGCATCTCTCCTTGAATTGAGACCTAAAGAGGACTATGAGTTCGAGTCCTAGTCCTCTCCAAGTCGGTTGTTAGTGGGGATTATTTACTAGTAAATATACCACACTTTACTGTGAACTGGCAAGTATTATTTACTTAACCGGCTGTAGTTTTTCTAGCATCATCGTTGGAAAGTGGAAACTGAAGTTACCATTGAAAGGTGAGTCCGTGACATACTTGCGTACTGCATTAGCTATGAATGAACCGCTCATATTAGAGCAATAGCTCGTAGCTTTAGCATTGCAAGGCTCCTCGTCTCCCTCGGCGTCAGGGTACCACACCCTTTCATACTTCTTAAGCGTTGGCTTAGATATAAAGTATTGTTGGTAATGTTCCGCTCCCATCCTTCCGTCGATGATGCATTTTGGTCTTGTTGTTACATTGGAGCAAATAGTAGTGACCGCTTCCAGTCTCGACTTCATCGAGTCGAATCCGAGAATGACTATATCATTATGATCTTGGAAGTAGAATTCATCAAACTCTCCAGTATGTTCATCTACGATGACATCTGGTTCTACCTGAAGCAGGTGGCTCTTCAGTGCTTGAGTTTTTTCTTTATCAATATCTTGTGAAGTATACTGAGATACTCCTATATTGACATCTTCTACTTTATCACGATCATATAGATGAAAGTACTTTGCTCCCATTCTGACCAGTTGTAGGGCTGCGGAGCTCCCAATAGCCCCGCAACCTAATATATGAAAAGTGTATTGACCAACCCCATCAAAGAGGCCTTCATATCTTGCTGTAATACTCATTAGTATACATGCCTCCAGTGATAGTTATTAAAGTCGTCTTGACCATATACTGATTCACCAGAATCTTTATATACTATAAGATCATGAGGTAGCATAGTAAGCATTTCTTGTAACTTATTATTAACTATTTTCTTCACCCTGTAAAATGAGTTACAATCTTTGAGTTCTTTATTTAGCTCATTGGTAGCTTCAATGTATTCCTTATATTCAAGTGTACCATCTACTACTTCACTCATAATAGAATCTACATCAGCATACAAGTCATTATAACTCCTATACTTAACATTTGGCCAAGGTGCAGTGTTACCATGTGTTAATGCAAGAGAAGTTTGTTCTTTCTTTTTCTTATCTTTACTCCAAACACCATTA